CGACACGTTTAGGACGCTCGTTTATGTAGACTGATCCATCGTAGGAGGACGAAATCCAGCCCTCCAGGATAGATTGGACCCACATACTCGGGAAACGCTCGAATGTGTACGGAACAGGTCGTCTCTTAAACGGTCTGTTCCAAAACACGTCCACATAAGAGCACTGTAGACCGACGTGACGCGGAAAACAGCCTGCAATCGCACGAACACCAGAGTCTATTGGAGCATTGAGAGGCACCATACGGTGCAACCCTTGGCTCTCAAGAACCTGGTCGAAGTACGAAAGCGACTGATTCAACGGAACATCATGACGGTAAGACCATGCTTCGAGTAGATTTCTACACGATAGTAGGCTTTGCCAGTTAGATGCGTCGTGGAGATAAACACCACGAACGTTGACTCCGTTTAACCAATCGGCTCCACAGCTTTCTCTAAACTCGCCGGTGAGGAACGACTTATCCTTATTAGGGAAAAAGCCGCACTCCTCCAGCAAGGAAAGAAGCCGCGGTGCAGATCTCTCGTCTATGACAATATCATCACCGAAAACCGCAAGGTTCTCGTTTATCTTGGTCGACACCCCTGTCTCACACTGGGCTTGATAGCCCAGCGCGAGAAAAAGGAGCGTCTCCCAAGGAAATGTGATAGCATTGCCCATAGACATAGAGATTCGTCCTGATGGGTATACACAACCTTTAGCAAAGTAGGCTTCGGGTTGCGCAAAGCCAAATGTAGCAGTCCACTCAGGAGGTAGTAAAGCCTCATTTATGGAACGGCTAATAGAGTTTGATGCGTCTTTAAGGTCTATAGTGCATAGACCATGACCCATCGAACCAAGGCGCGCTAAACCTTGATTCACACCCTGCTGCCGTCTGATGTCGATGCCGACTGAGGCAAGACGCCGCTCTATAATAGAACGGACGCCTTGCTGATAGTAAGCATCTAGACAGGGTATCAAAGTGATACATCTGTCAATATCAGACTGCTTCGGTACTGTGATTAGCTTGCAATATGGAAGACACACCGGGTCGAAACCTCTAGCCCACCTCGTTATGAGAGCGGAGTAGAGAGGAAGATTGTATCGACTCGTCAGACGCAAGACCTCGAGAAACATATCCGGGTGGCCAACCGTAAGATCAGATAAAAGGATCTTCCAGTAACCACTCGTAGATGAATCCCGTTGAAGCGTTAAAACGCTTCCAGGTCCTGTCTTCAAGCCCTCCGCTATTTCTGCATCCTCAACTTTAGTACCGAGGACGCGATATACGAAGGCCCTGGCCCGCGACAAATCAGGGAGGCGAGGCTCCGAAAGAGAGCGAAAAGCCAAAAATGCGCTTATCGCTTTCTCGGCGGCCTGAGCGCTTCTTGATTGCGCGCACTTCTTCAGAAGTGAGGCTGAGAGACGCCGACAAGCGTAAGCTGTCGTCGACTCTCCGTCCAGGTGGCCAGATAAGTCTGATTGCAAGTTTGTAAAGAGCTCTACGGGATTTAGGTCCACAGTATACTCCAATGTCAGCGTTGAAAAACACGCGACGCTCGTTAAGCAATGCCAGAGGTGGCAGTGTCGCCCAGACCAGCAGACTGCTGGTTAAGGACGCCTACAGCCATCGAGAGGGCGGCGCGGACATTAGCCGGATCGGCTGTGTCAGCACCCGCAGGAACGGCAATGGAACAGGTGATAACCATCATCTGAGCCGGTTGCCCCGCCAACGGGATAACGCCCTTGCGCACAACAAACGAGTACGTGTTCGTTTCCCGTTTGCCGACCAAAGTCAGCTGGCCAGTGACGGCTTGCAAGATTTTTAGGATCTTGGGCCGCCAGAAAGCCACGGTAAACGGAACGGCCGCGGAGTGTGCAGTCACACCTGCTTGGGTTCCCCCAAGAGCTGTGACAGCCCACTGCTTGGCATTGACATCGGGACTAGCATCCGCCGTGACCGTATAGGTCGGACTGGTGAAGCCAGTTTGTGAACCGCCCGTAACGGGCGAAGTCACGTTCACAGTCATCGTAAACTCCTAAGAGTTGATGTGATTAGAAGGACCTACCAAGGATCGATCTTCTGCGCAAGAAGCGCAGCGACGTTGAAACCTCTAAGCCCCTGTACTGGCCCACAGATGTTAACAGTGGGTACGTAAAAGGGAAGAGATAGCAACGGGGATCGAGTATATCGGTAGGATTGCCATTTCAACAGACCTGTGCTGATTATACCCTGAACCGATGCAGCATTGGCATTCGGGCTTGCACCAGTGGTGTAAGTCGCCGAGAGCTTTCTGCAAGTCGATTTGGAGACATAAACAGCAGGAAGGGAACCGTACGTCTGACTGGTCAAGAAGCCTTGAACGTCCACGAAATAGTCCACAAGGAACGACCAGGGAGTAATTTCCCAGATCGCCCCCGGAATATTTCGCAGCGATAGTCCAAGTCGACTTGATACAGACGGCTGGATCTTTAGTCCAGCAACGTATCGGACTGTTGAGGTGGTGACGCGAACACCTGTGCTGCGCCAGACGGCTGTATACGCAGAGTGATTAGTAGTGACAGAAGTCACATTGGTCACCTGTGTGCACTGGCCCCTAACGTAGGTAACAGGGTTCACTTCGCTCAAGAGAGCGCTGGATAGGCCTTCCACATCCATCAGCAAGGGTTTTAACCCGAACTGATACTCTAGCCAACGGGAGCCAAGATCTTTCGAAGCGACCGCCCAAGGACGGCCGCGTCGTTTAAGCTTAGCAGCGTACTCTTTAGAGGATCTCCCAAACGACATAACTGAATCAAGAACCCGCGATGCGGACTCTCGAAGGAGTTGCTTCGTCTGAGAGAATTCCTTTAAGAAAGGGATGGACTCGAATTGAGTCATTACCTCAGCTAGGTTTTGGTAGAAGATTTTGAGCGCCTGTGCTTCCAACGCAGACACGTCTAATGTCGAGGGTAGGCTAGGCGTGCCCGTGGATAACCAATTCCACGCGCCCGACGTTACCTCGTCTCGATCATTTCGAGCATAGAAGCGATGGGGTTTGCAAGCGATCACCTTAAAGTCATTCCTTGTATAGGAAGATGACGCGTCTTCCCGATTCGCAATCTTCGAAGCATAGTTCGGGACAGCTGAGCCACTGCGAGATACGGTGACAGGCACAGCATTCGAGTTGCGAAACTCGGATGAATGACCATCCTCGTATATGACGCGGTGGTAGCTGTTCGAATAGTGCCTCTTGATTTTTGAATCAGAGTAAGACATAAGGTCCTCCAGTTGTAACCGAGTCGGTCTAAAGAACCGATCGGGGTTAACAAGATCGGGATTTCTCTTCATTCACGCACGAAAAGCCATGACCGATCGTTCCGTACGACAAGAAAGTAACGCTGAGAAGTCATATACCACCAATAGCACAAATCATAAAGTGCGTTGGCAGTAGACGACATCAGAGTACAATCACGTCGCAGAGCGATCAGAGCGGCTTCGCGATCGACTCTCACATGAGAGTCGAAGCAGCGCAGAAGGTTTTCTACATGAGCCACATCCGTCGAGCGGATACGGTCACTGCAGTCTATTCCTTTGAGAAACGCCTTGGCAACCTTCGCGGATGCGAAAGGTATGCCGGAAGCGTCATCAGAGGAGATGGAAATGTAGTTAGGTAAAGCTCGATAGTCGTAACTCATAAAGAATTCCTCAGTTCGTAGTGAATGGGGG